AATCAGGATATCACTGTTCACACCAAACTGACCTTCAGCATTCACATAGTTCACTGTCTTGACCAAGAAGCTCTGATCTGCAGCGGCCAGCTGAGCCATCTCCATCTCTTCAAGATAGATGAAGTTTCCCTCCAAGTATGGATCGGGATAGAATGTGGTCAGTCCAGGATTTGTAGGATTTCCCTTATTATCAGGAGGAGACAGGAACTGCCCAATCGGATAGGCTGTTGGGGCGACTCGCTTTCCATAGGTAGGCGACAAAGGTGCTACATCAATCACGGTATAAAGGTGTTGAAGAGGGCGATAGACAACATTGATGTAAACATCTGAATTCTGCATGGAAACCAGTGGCAGGGCCAGTCCTGGGTTCTCAGCGAACCAAAAGTGGAGAGGAATCACCAGCTGACGAGAACGAATGGAAGGTTCAGGAACGGTTGTCATTGGAAGTGGGAGACCAGCTGGAGAGATACCGGCAATAGCATGGGGGTATTGATTGACACGGTCGTATGCATTTGCAGGGTCGTAGAGCTGCTTTACATTTCCAACCATCTCATCCACAACAGATCGCCTTGTTCCATTATGGGTCATGTAGGAGTACATCTTGAGCCACTCTCCACGAAGAGTCTGAAGAACCTGGCCGTTTGCAGTAATTTCAACGTGGTCAATCAGATTGTATCCAATGTTAGAGACCCATTGAAATTCATAACCAATTGAGTTAGAATTAGGATCGTAACCAGTTGGGGGCGCAACACCTGCTCCGAGATACACGAGTGGCGAGTAAATATCGGGAAGTGTAATGACAAGGTATGTATCGTGAAGCATCTGCGCATAACGGTCAATACGACACGAAATAGTGCGTGTTGCAACATTGTCAAATTCAAGGTGCGAACTTGAGAATGTCATGCGAATGGACTCCATTGCAAAATTGGTATGACGCCGATACACAGTTCTGAAATGGGTCATTGACGGGTTTCCATTGACGAGCTCGTTTTGAGCCCCAGTGGCAACAAGTTGAATTAGGCCTCCTGGCATATTGTGTTAGATGTGAGACTAGATTAAATGAGTGCACCCGCTTTAGGGTAGTAGGTTATTACTTGTGGAGTTGCAACTACTTGGGGTCCTTTTATTGTACGAATCGCGAAGTTTGTTCTATCGTAAAGATATATAGTCCCATCTTTTCCCGTTGTAATTCCATAATTGCCGTTGCCTGGTGATGCGAACTTAGCACCCGATGCAGGACCATCTATATATCCAGATGAACTCCCCGCAATAACAGTCTCTCCGCTAGTGTTATTTATTGTTCGTGCAATTATATTGTAATTCACCGAACTATATAGTATAAAAATAGTTCCTGTAATATCAGTTGTAAGATTGTTGAACGCGAAAGATCCATCACCTGGTATATTTGTGGGCGTTGATACTACCCCCGCACTAGCTCCAGTAGTAGGTATACATTTGAGAGTACTCGTATATTGAGAACTAACGTAAATTGTACTTGTAGTTTTATCAAAAAACATCCCGCGAGCAGTTTGTACGGCAGCACCATTACAAAAAAGCGTTATTACTCCAGCTGGAGTGATTTTATACATATTTAAATCAACAATTATGTATGCATTACTTGAATTATCCACAACAGGACCATCGAACAACAAATTAGCCATTGATGTTGCTGCGATGATTTGTGACGAGGACACAACCAGAGTTTTATTTGCTGTTATACTATTTATATAATATACGTCGGCCCCGTCTCGATAGTAAATATTATTATTTGGATCTACGCTAAGAACTTTGGCATTATTGTTAGTCGGTTGTATACTTGCAAACACAGACAAAGAACCACTAGGTGTTATCTTAAACATAGTACTACCATTCATACAAAAAACGTTATTAAAAGAATCAACACACAAACAACAGTATCCCGCTGGACTCGCGAGGTTTGTATTGTCTTGTACTAAAGTAGCAACAGTGTTGTTTGTTGTACCGGTTGGATTAGGAGTATATGTATAAACTGCCTGCGTAGTTATAGCACTAGCTATCGGCTGAATACAGCAGTTGTTCTGTCTCGGAAGAACACCCGGGGTAACATAGGCTGGACCAAACGGTGTACCCAGTGCAGGAGTCAGAGAATAAGGCACTTTCTCGTATACACTAGCCTTATTTGCCATCACCGTGGTAATGATTGTGTTATTTCTGCGAGCGAGTGGAGGCGGATTTTGGGTAAATGTGGTTGCAATAACCTGCCTCTTTTTCAATGCTACGTAGTCTGCGTAGGTGCTCATTGTAGTATGGTTCGATAAGATTAAATGAGTGCACCCGCTTTAGGGAAAACAGTGGGTATTGCTGGAGATACTGTAACTGTCGGACCTTTAACTGTGCGAATCGCGCTATTTGTAGGGTCTATGACATACAATGTTCCATCAGGTAAAAAACCCATACCAACTCCACTACTTGGACCATTGGAAAATAAAGCCAAATTTCCCGCACCATCAGTATACCCAGTTGCGCCGCTACCAGGTCCAGCTATACGTGCTTTTATACCAGTTGATATATTTACCGCCCATATAGTATTTCCCTTCTGAAGGTAAAGGTGAGTTCCTTGTGGAGATACTATAAATACGTAAGTAGAACCATTGTATCCAGATTGATTACTAATCAAAGTCTGTACTCCGGTTGATACCGGTATTGCATATATTTCCGAGAAGCTACCACCTAAATGAAGATAAATAGTGTCAGTAGTGGCAGAATAAGCAAAAACTAGACCACCATTCTGGGGCCATGTTAGTGTCGTGAATGTTGATAATACACCTCCAGGAGTTATTTTCAGCAGGGGTCCAGAAAGATAACCTGACGCCACTGTAACTACTTGTAGATAAAAATTCCCCGTAGAATCACAAGAAGCACCATATATCGCATCCGTATTGGTTGCCACGGTAGATAAAGCAGGACTCGGTGTTATAGTTGTTAATACTCCAGTTGTTAGATTCAACTTTTTGATTGTAAATCCTTCATTTATTGTATACCGATTGGTATAATAAAAATTACCAAGACCGTCCGGAAAGCCTTGCGATGCGGACCCGTTGCCTGGTCCAGGGGAGATAGTTGCTATTTCTGTAAATGAAGACGCACCAAATGGTAATTTATAGAGTTTCGTTTGGTTGATAACAAAAATAGTGCCACTTGAATCACTTGTTGCAAGAGTTGATTGTTCCGGAATTACTGTAGAATTTGTTATCAATGTTGCAACAGTGTTATTTGTTGGACCAGTTTGATCGGGATAGTATGTATAAACAGCGGCAACACCAGGAATAATATAACTCGGCTGAATACAGCAGTTGTTCACAGTAGGACGCAACCCTGGGAATACATACGCTGGACCAGGTGCAGTACCGGGAGCAAGACTGATGGCATAAGGCACCTTCTCATACCCAGTGGCCTTATTTGCTAGGAGTGCGGTCACAATTGTGTTATTCCTACGCTTGACCGGAGGCGGATTTTGGGTAAACGTAGCTGCAATTATCTGCCTCTTTTTCAGGGTCAGATAATCCTGGGCTGAGTTTATCTGCATTGTAGTTTACGCAGAAAAAGAGTATCTAGTCCAAATGAGGTTCGTCCTTGTTAGTACGCACGTTGATCAGACTACTGGGTATTCAAAGGTTGCATACAATCTTCTTCGCCAGGCATCCACTCTTGTTCCCAAGGTTAAGGTCTATCATTTCGGATTTCAGCGCCACCCGTCTCGTGCAAACATCCGCAAGGTCCCAGATGGTGTCATCTGTTACGATGCAGCCGCCAATGAGGATCCGAAGGAGGAGGGATTTGGGTTCAATAAGATCAATGAGTACCTCGATATGGTTGATCCCGATGTCGTGATGATCTACAATGACCCGCTGATTATTCACCGGTTTATTGAGGCCATGAAGTACGATAAGACCAAGAGCCCCTACAAGCTGTGGATCTACGTGGACCAGGTGTACAATGGTATCGCACAGCCCCTGATGGATACGATCAACAAGGCTGCACACCGTGTCTACTGTTTCACTGACTCTTGGGCGAAGACATTCGTTCAGTATGGTGGACCCGAGCCGTCTGTTCTTGAGCATGCGGTTGATCCGACCGTATTCAGTCATCTGCAGAACGATGTCCGTCTTTCTGCACGAAAGAGTCTGAATATCCCCGCAGATGCGACTGTGTTTCTCAATGCAAACCGTAACAGCCAGCGCAAGCGTCTTGACCTGTCAATCATGGGATTTGTCCAGCTTCTCAAGCGCAATCCCACTGCTCAGTATTATTTCCTATTTGTGACCAACATGAACCCGCAGTCTGGTGCATACTACGATCTTCAGCGTATCTTTCTTGAGGAGATGAAGCTCAATGATCTTGACCGTGAGAAGTTTATTCAGCGCCTGATGATCATGGATACGTCTCCTCCTAATACGGTCAACGACGAGGCCATCAACCGTATCTACAATGCAACGGACATTGGCGTGAATACCTCAGATGGCGAGGGTTATGGTCTCTGTCAGCTCGAGCACCTCTACACTGGAGCACCGCAGGTTGTTACGGATGTCGGTAGCTACCGTTCATTCCTGACTGAGGAGGTTGCAACCTTTGTGGCTCCGGTTGATCGTGTGTATTTTCCGGGTACTATGCCCCTTGGATTTTACACCCCTACGTTCAATCCGGTAGATGTTGCAGTTGCCTTTGAGAATACGATCTCAACTCTCTCTGACCGGAAGAAGGCAGCAATGGATTTCCGGTTCAAGAGCTGGGCTACTGTATGCGATTCGTGGCTTGATGACCTTATCCAAGTATAAACCGGATCGTATGAGGAGGAACAAATTTACCTAATCTAAGAAGACGCTGATTATCATCAAATGCAGGACCATCAAACACTTCATTACTAACAGGATCGATCAGTAACACCATGTTTTTGATCAATACCTTGTTCAATTTGCGATGCTGTTTCTTTGTATTTCGTAGATACGTCTCGTCAGGCTCCTCTGTCTTGATGTTTGGCTTGAAGGCTAGGTCCTCGCCCGTTGCAGATGTATCAAACCGCATACAAGAGACCAGCGGCTTCTCACGTGCATGGAGCTTACGATGAATTTCGCAATCAACTGCCTATTGTTTAAGCAATAAACCAATGCGCTGACTGATTCTCTCTTTTTCGTACGCAGTCTCATACAAGTATTCGTCTGTTGACATAAAGACTTCAACTGGATCGCCCTCATACCGCTTAGTGACCATATCGTTACGACGAATCGCAACAACGTTAGGATATTCAGCTGACCGCATCTGATCCTCCGTGAAAACTGACACATAGAAACTAACCTTGACAGTTCGTTCATCCATAGGAAGACGTGCATGGGAACAGATACGAATTGCACGACCCACAACCTGGTCATGGCGAGCAGGATTCCAGTGAGGTTCCATAATGTGAACATGACGAACATTCTCCAACGTAATACCTTCGGCTCCAGCTGATGTAATCATCAGGAGTGACAGCAGTTTCTTCTCACGTTTCTCTACACTCTCCTTGAGAGCAGCAGGGAATGTATCTGTGAATCGCCCGTTGAAAATCTGACGAGATAACTCACGAGCATCTGCGTCTTCTTCACCAGTGAAGAATGCATAGGCTGGTTTATCATCCTTCATATCAGGATCTTCAACCCACTGACCAGCTTGTTTGACCAGCTTATATGGCTGCCAACCATTTGCCTTCAGAACTGCTGCAAAGATACCAAGACCCTCAAGCTCACGATACTGAGAATAGACGAGCTGGTTCTTCCCGAGAGATTCTTTGACATTCCGAATCATCTTGAGCAATTTGGGGCTGAATGACTCTAACGCTTTCTCAGAGAGAAACCGGGCCGGATTTGACTCAAGTTTCTTCAACACGTCTTCCTTTGAAGATACGTTGTCTTCATCCTCCTCTGTACCATCACCTATACGCAGATCTGGAGGAATAACGTAGTTGCATGCCAAACGAGATCCAACACGATAGGATCCCATCTCATCTTTTAATGATGACCGACCACGACGACTATCCATCTTCATCTCTTGCCAACGCACCTCCAAATATCGGGTAAATTGTTCAGTGGACATCTCAACCTTTTCAAGGGTCTTATCGTCCTCAATTCGCTTTGGAAGAAGACGTTCATCTGCACCCTTGAAATACGAGACGAGGCCCTGAATACGGCGCTGAAACATCAGCGGATTCTTCACTTTCAGTCCATCCAGGAACAGGCCTGCAAATTCATCATACTCGGTTGGCAAGCAGTCAAAGATTTCTGTTGTTACACGGTCAAGAGCTACTTCACCTCCGCCAATATCTGTTTCAAACTTGTTCTGAATTGATTTCACCCAATCAGCTGCATTAGGAAGAAATGCAAGGTCTTTCATGTACTGAACTGCGATACGGTCACCCTCTCCATTGTACGTGCTACGAAAATTAGGAGGATTGCGAGTGACCATGACATACTTTTTCAGTGCATTGAACTCAATCGTATCCACTTCGGGAATTCCGCGTAGAGCCTTTGTTATCTTCTCCTCATCCCACGTAGGAATTGTCTTGAACGGAATTGTGATACGCTCGATAGGACCACGTAGGAGATTCATTAAGTAGGAGATTTCGTTGGGCAGATTGATAATCGGAGTTCCGGAAAGAGCCACGATCTTACACCTCTTTGCGTTGTAGATTGCATCGTAGAGTTTCTTACCGATCTCAGATTTCTTATTCATAACGCGGGAGATCAAGTTATGAGCTTCATCAATGATCACAACTGAATCATCGTACATTCCGGGTGTTGTGTACTGGTCAATGGATGTAGAGTTGAGACCGTTGTACCGAATAAATGTAAACCGTGACCCAAGCAGATCCTCTATCTGAGCACGGATGATTGTAGCCGATTGCTTGTCCATTGTATCAAAGTTTGGCGTCTCGCCCGGGACTGTTGAATAGAACCTACCATACTTACCTAAAAACTTCTCAGAGATACCAAGTTTGTTTGCTTCTTCACGTGTTTCATCTGTCAGATCACGACGGACCCAATGCTGATCGTAAGCATAGACTGGATCGCCGCATTTGCGAATCTCGCCGCGATAGTTTGTTTCAAGAGATGCAGGAAGCATAACAAAAACCTTCTGTGTTGTCAGAAGTGACTCAGCCACTGCAATAGACGAACATGTCTTTCCAGATCCTAGACCATGATAGAGCAAAAGGCCACGATACGGAGTCTCAATTAGCAAATAGTCACGAACTAGCTTTTGGTAGGGAAACAATTCACGAGAGTTTCCAGTTCGCTGAACACATAAATCAATATCTTTGTCTTCTGTATCAAGCGGGTCCTTGTCTTTTTCTCGGTAGTTCGCCCGAATGAATGCTCGGGTCACTGAATCGGAGAACGCCTTTCTATTAGGAAGAACGTATGGACGACTCATTGTTTTTCGTTGGGATTTGATAATGGAGCCACTGACACAGAAAAACCATCGTATGTGGATGGTGACAATCTATCTTTTTCTGATGGCTGGGTTTCTGTATCTAAAGCCGTCCGTCGCCTTTGGACGTGAAGGACGGATTCGCCCGTTTGGGGTAACCGATCGTGAATCAACTGTGTTTCCGTTATGGTGGTGGGTATTTGTGGTCAGCGTCGCAGCCTATTGTTTGACCGTCTATTTTGCAAGGTTTAAGTTTACTTCCTAAGGTAGTTGTAGTAGCACGCCACAATGGGAATGTACACATGAGCATCGGGATGTTTGGTATTGACTTCCTCAATGAAGACTCCGTCGGCCCGATAGTCGGATTCAATAAAGGACCCACACATACGAATTGGAACCACGTATTGAGCACTGTCCATCTTCATCAGCTTGGGCTCATTACCACGGAACGTACCACCTGGTTCCGAAACAAACTCATCCCACCGCTGTTGATCAAATGTATAGAAGTGACTCTGATCAAAAATTGGAAAGATCTTCCAAAAACTTGGATGAATAATGGTGTCATCATCTAAAAAATAGATGAGGCCATCATTGATTAGTTTAATACCTGCATTACGTTGAGCATGACCTGCACGCCCTCCTGGTGGCGTTGGGTGTCCGATCTCTGTTATCTTTGGATGCGAATACCGTTGTATGAACGGACGCTTTGCTGTATCATGAACAATAAGCCACTGAATCTTGTCCAAATCAATGGACTCTAGAAGAGTATCTAGGTTCTCGGGTCGTGAACACGGAGTGATAATTGTAAACATTGATTGGTAGAACAAGTTACGTTTATACCGTTTCAAAGGTTGAAACAACACTCTTAAAGTGAGTTAACATTTCAGACCTCTGTGTATGGTGAGGACGCACTAAGTTTGCGCATTCATCGAATGATTTCCAGTCAATTCCTGAAATCTCACGACGCTGCATGGGTGTGAACCTCTGTGTAAGATTAACCATCTCAGGCTCTTTCAGTAGCGCAACAAAGTAGACATGCCGATACTGAATACCATTGAGTCCTGCAAATGTCTCTTCAAACCTGAGATTGCGGAGAACAACATATGCCTCACGTGGAATATTGGTCTCTTCGCCAAACTCTCGGATTGCACAGTCCACGTCAGATTCACCGCGAATCCTTCGTCCCTTGGGAAATCCCCATTCAGGTTCTGTGTAGACAGACAAATGGTTTCGCATGAGTTCTACACGGTCAAGCTGAGCAAACTTGTCGCGAGATGCAATGTAATCGGGAGAATTATGATCATCTCCCCATAAAGACTTCCACAATACATCAAATGGCTCGCAAGCGATCGCCGACTGTTCTTTTAAGGTCATGTTACTCATCAGCCTACCAATGTACTCTAGATCGTTCGGTTCGTAGCGACCCCGCATAAATTCAGCAAAGCTCATGCTGTCCTTACGTCGGATCATAAGAAGTTTAGATTCAGGTTTCACCGGTAGCTGAGAGTTGTCAATAAGAATGATTCCACAGGAAAGAACAGGATCATTGCAAAACTTGAAGATATGTCCTTTTCCACCGCAATTATTGCAGTACATTGCTGGTTGTATTCTTTGAAGTGCGAGTATCCGTTTTTCCATTGACTCTTTAATAAAGATCCTGTATAAACGATAAATGTCGTCGTTGGTGACTTCTTTCGCTCCTCCTCCGGCACCTTCAATGATGGGAAATGTCTTGAAGGGTGTAGTTTTTGTCCTCGGTATCGTGATCGTCGGAATGGCCGCACTCTTTATCTATAATGCAGTTCGTGTTGCAAATGGACAGCCTTCCACTACTATCTTTGGCCCGGCTGTAACAACAGACCAAACACCTGCTCCAGTGGATGGTAAAACTGGGACCACAATTTCTGCGTCAGCGGTTCCACTGACACAGGGGTCTGATTTTGGAATTCAGTACTGGATGTTCATTCAGGATTGGGATTACAAGTTTGGACAAGAGAAGGCAGTTCTGATCAGGACGGACCCTACAAATGTTGCAGTCACAAGCCCCAAGATCACTCTCCACCCGACTGATAACAGTCTTAATGTTTCCATTTCTGTGTTTGGTGGAAGTTCAACTGCAACGGCCTCTTCTAACCCTGCTCCTGCTAATGCTACCAATGCGTCTGGCGATGTGTTTACATGCACAGTTGAGAATGTTCCTCTGCAGTCTTGGTTCTCTGTTTCAGTAACAGTATTCCAGCGCAACTTGGATGTCTACATCAACGGCAAGCTTGTGAAGTCAGCTGTTCTGCCTGGCGTTCCTCGTCCCGCAGTTGGAGATATCCAAGTGGCTCCCAGTGGCGGATTCTCGGGATCAATCTGCAATGTCCACTCCTACCCGAATATGCTTGGCCCTGCGGATGCACAGGCTTTCTTCGCTGCAGGAACCAACTGTGCGTCTTCAAAGCCGCAGTCTGAGTCAAGTCCTAGCACGACGATGATGAAGATCTTCGGATACACGTTCCAGTTCAATGTTCTTGATGGAACCGGAAAGAAAGTTAGGGGGACTACGTTCTAAGTATATAAATGATTCATACATTCGGAGATAGTCATTCGGTTAGTCCATGGAACGGAATACCGGGTATACGAACTCACCATTTTATTGCAAAACTATGTTATTCAGTTGGTCGCGATGGAATTCATCTCGATCAAGTCAATAATGGAGATACAGTAATCTTCTGCTTTGGTGAAATTGATTGCAGGTGCCATGTTAAAAAGCATGTAGTGGATGACTACAGAACTATTATTGATCCAATCGTAGATCGATACTTTGAGAGAATACGTGAGGCCACACAGGGACGCCAACTCCGAATTGCAGTGTTTAATGTTGTTCCACCAGTTCAAATTGCCAATCTTGATCCAAAGTATGTTGCTTCCGCTGTCTTCGGATCAGATGAAGAGAGAAAGTCATATGTTTTGTATTTCAATCAAAAACTCAAGGAAGGTTGTGAGAAAAATAACTTTATCTTTTTTGATGTCTACGACAAGTATTGTGATGAGAATGGATTTCTAGCAAGGCCTATGACATATGGTGATGTTCACATCGGTGACCCCTGTTATGTTAAGGAATTCCTAGATCAAATAAGTCTAAAGAATGCTAGTATATAAACGCAATGCGCATTCTACTGAAATGCCCAACTCGGTCACGGCCACAACAGGTTATGGAAACTCTCCGAAAGTATATGAAGTATGCAAATTACCCAGATCGTATTGGAGTTTGTGTATCTGCAGATAGCGACGACTCAACAATGACACGGAGTCTTGTTGCAGATGAAATTAAGTCTATTTTGAAACCTGCCGCCTATTCTGCAATTCATTTTGGAGACAGCAAGACTAAGATTGAAGCTGTGAACGCAGACATGGATAAGGTTGATTATGATTGGCACATTGTTGTTCTTGTTTCTGACGATATGATTCCTCAGGTAAAGGGATATGACGATGTAATCCGCAATTACATGCTCTCAAAGTTTCCCGATACGAATGGAATTCTTTGGTTTAATGATGGGACTCAGGGGAATAACCTGAATACTTTGACGATCATGGGAAGAAAAATGTATGATTCGTTTGGGTATCTGTATCATCCATCTTACAAGAGCCTGTTTTGCGATACAGAGTTTACCGACCTATGCAGGGCATCTCTTGCATCAAAGTGTCTGTATGTTGACTATTGTATCATCCGCCACGAGCATCCCGGAACTGGTTTCAAGGACAAGAATGATGCTCTGTACGATAAGAACCAAAAGTACTGGCGAGAAGATATGATGAATTATATAAACAGAAAGACCTATTTGTATGACTGGACAATTTTGATTGCTTCTATTGCTGGAAGGGAGAAGAGTCTGCATAGTCTACTGGGTTCCATTCATGAAAAGAGAAACAGGATTTGTCCTGAACTTAAGATACAGGTCAACGTTTGCTACGACAATAAGGAAAGAAGCATTGGATTGAAGCGTCAAAGTCTTCTTGAGTCAGCTGAGGGAAAATATCTGTCTTTCATTGATGATGACGATAATGTTACCGATGCCTACTTTGAAGATGCTCGAGAGACAATATCTGGAAAGTATGACGTGTGTCGTCTCCGTGGTCAGATGAATCAGTTTACATTCACACATAGCATTGAAACGAAGTTGGACAGCATGATGGCAAAGGATGGTATTTTTACAAGGCCTCCAAACCATCTGAATGTAATGCTCGCAATACCGGCCAAGTTCATTCGGTTTGGCAATGCAACCCAGGGTGAAGATCTTGATTGGACAATCCGCCTTGCTCAAACCGGCTACATGCAAAAGGAATATCAATCGGACCCGAGCAGGATTCATTATAACTACAACATGGGGGTACGTACCGTTGCCCCGCAAATTCTTGAGAACCAGACGAGGATAACCGTTTTGGAGGGATTGAGTAAAGTTTGGAGACCTGCTGGACCTCAACCTTCTGAGAAATCCGGTGGACTGCGTCTTGGGGCAAAGGGGTTTGTTTCTTTCTAAGAGACAATGGGTGTGTTCGGAATCGTGGCAGCACTTCTTGCTGCACTTATACTTGGTATTGTTATATGGAGGATTGTTGCAGGACCTGGAACTACTGATATTGTAACCTTAGTTCCTGGTTCAGTTTCGGGAAAGACTTGTCTGACAAGCACACTCGATACGCCGCGATCGTATAATCAGCCTGGCGGTGCTGTGTTCACGTATACAGGATGGATTTTAGTGAATGATTTCACGTATAACTACGGAAAACGCAGGACAGTGTTTGATAAGGGTGGCTGCCCTGGTGTATACTTGGATTCTACGTCAAATGGTATCTTGGTTGTTGTGAACACATATGGAGCAACAGAGACCATCCTGATTGGCAATATTCCTGCAAAGAAGTGGGTCCATCTCGCCGTTGAAGTTGACCAGTACTCAGTTGATATTTATATCAACGGTGTTATCGCCCAGCATCATACGCTTGGGCAGCTGCCAAAGCAGAATGATTCCCCGGTTTCAATTGGTTCGAACAGTGACAACTGGGATGGTGTCTTGTCAAATCTTCAGTATGTACCTAGGACGCTGACAGCAACCGAGATACAGTCACGTGTGTCAAATGTTCCTACGGATGCGTTGAATACTCCTTCTGCTCCCCAGTATTTTGACATGACATGGTACACAGGGCGTTTAAATTCTACATAAGAATCAATGAGTGCTGGAGGACAACGTTCACTTGATTTGAGTGGAATCACAAGTATGCGACTGCGCGAGGCATCTGACTTTGTTGCTCAGATTCGTGTACAGGAAATGTATCAGATGTTTAGCACCACCACTGCCAATGCGGTTCGTCCGCGTATTCGCAATGGTAACGATTATTATCTTCAGTTTTTAGAGG